CAAAGAAAAATTTCACGATTTTCAGCAATTCTAAATATTGTATTTTATTGATAAAAAAATTAGAAAAAATATGTAAAAAAATCGTTTTTTTTCAAGTCTTAAAAAGTCTGAACGGGTCTTAAAAAATTTTTTGCGTAGCGGATTTTTATTTTTATTTTTTTTTAGGCGGTGTAACGGATTTTTTGTTAAAAATCAAAAATCCGTCACATATCGATTAAAGTATAAAAAATAATAATATTTAATAAAATATTTTATAAATATTTAATAAAATAATAATATATAAAAAATATATTATTATTATAATTATGGGAACATATTATTTATGTAAGAGATGTAATATAAAATATAATGTTAAATCAGAAATAATTAAACATTTGAAGAAAAAAAATAAATGCCAAGTATATAATTTAGAAATCTTAAAATTATCAGATAATGATATTCTCAAATTATCAATCGAACCATTATTTGATTATGACGATAATCAAATTAAAAATTTATTTAGATGTAAATATTGCACTAAATTATATAGTAGTAAATATAATTTAGATATTCATATAAAAAATTCTTGTAAAAAATATAAAAATGAAAATATAAATAAAGAGTTAAATAATGAAGAATTAATTAAAGAGTTAAATAATGAAGAATTAATTAATAAAAAAATTATAAATAAAAAAGACAATATTATAGAATTAATTAATGAAGAATTAATTAAAAATCAAAATATAAATAATGAAGAGTTAAATAATAATTTAATAAATACAAGTAATTTTAATACAACAAATAACACAACAAATAACATAACAAATAATACAAATAATACAAATAATATTATAAATATTGAAAATAATTTTAATCCAATTATAAATATAAATATTAATGGATTTAATGAAAATTGGAATACAGATCATATAAGTGATTGTATGAAAACTGCTATACTCGCATGTCAACACAAATTTTCAGAATTACTGAAAGAAGTGCTTGAAAATATTATAAATTTGAATGTTATTATAGATAAAGAATCACAGAATGGTTTTATTTATAATAATGATAAAAAAAAATTTGAAATAATGAATAAAGATAAAATAATTGAAAAAACAATGTCAAAACTAAAAGATCAGTTATTAAATTTAACACAAAATTCATCAGATAATCGATTTACAATAGATACAAGACAACTAAACACTATACAACGTGATATAATTTCAAAATTTCAAAAATATAATGATTCAAATAAAAATAAGAAAAAAGAAATAAACGAAGTATTTTATAATATTTTCGATAATAAAAAGAAAGAATCGTTAAATAATTATGATAAAATTAAACCAGCATTAAGTGGTTATTAGTTAAAATTCTTCATTAAAAACTAAATCATTATTAACTAATGCATGTTTTAATACTTCAAAAATATTATTCACCAAATATATTTCCATAGTATCTCTAAATATTCTTTTATTTTCTTCTACAATAAAAGAATTATTCTCTAATGATAAGAGAGAATTCAAATTTTTAATTGATTTTGAACTTTTTAATTCTTGTTTATCCTCTGCTTCTTTATTAAAAATAATATCTAAATCTTTTTCATTATCTTTTGGAATTAAAACTTTTTTAATTCCTGCATTCATAGCACCTTGTAATTTAGAATATAAACCCCCTATTTCATGAGCTTTCCCTAATAAATCAACTTCTCCAGTCATTGCAATATCATTACGAATAGGTATATTAGTTATTCTTGAAATAATTGCAGTGGTTATTGCTAATCCTGCAGAAGGACCGTCTTTTGGAGTCGCACTTTCTGGACAATGAATATGAAGACCCAATCCATTTTTATTTTCATTTAATTGTGTTTTAACAGAATCAGGAATAATATTCCATGCAAGTGTTAATGCACAATTCATACTCTCTTTCATTACATCACCCTGATTTCCTGTTAATTTCTCTAAGCTTAGTTTTTTATCAGTCATAGTTTTCATAACTTGAATAATTGTTAATCCACCTAATCCAGCATTTGTTGCATATAAACCATTGACAAGACCAACTTTTGGAACAGTACTTATTTTTTTATTAGTCATTTTCGGAATATTACATAATATTTTATCTACAAATTCTTCTGTTATAATAATTGGATATTCTAAATATTCTCCATTAATTTTATTTAAATTTAATTCTCTAATTATATCATATAAAATTTCATTTAATTTCCTAATGCCCGCCTCATATGTATATTGATCAATAATTTTTGTTATTATATCATTACTTATTATTAATTCAGAATTGGAAAATCCAACATTATTAAAAATTTCAGGACAAACATAATTTTGACTAATAATTAGTTTTTCCTTTGTTGATAATGGTTTAATATTAATTTCTTGAATTCTATCTCTTAATATTCTATCAATATTATCTTTATCATTATATGAAAATATAAATAATATTTGTGATAAATCAATCGGAATACTTGCAAAATATCTATCATAAAATTCCTTATTTTGTGATTGATCTGTAATATGTGTTAATATAGAAGCTATTTCTTTACCATGTTCAGTTTTACTTATTTTATCTAATTCGTCAATATAAATAATGGGATTCATACATTTTGTTTCCATTAGTATATCAATAATTTTGCCCCAAGTAGAACCTAAGTATGTATAATGATGACCTTCTAATATACTTCCATTTGTTGCACCTCCCATTGGTAAAAAAGCAAATGGTCTTGCTTCTCCATTATCATCAAACAAACATTTTGCTAAACCATTTTTACATAATGTTGTTTTACCCACGCCAGGAGGACCACATAATCCAATACATTGTCCTTTGGAAACTCCATTTATCCATTGACCAATAATGCGTTTCATTTGTCTTTTTGCTTCTTTTTGTCCGTAAGTACATTTATCTAATATTTTATCAACATCCTCCATATATTTTTTCTTTTTAAGATTAAAATTATTCCATTCATTTATATATATATCAAATTCATCTAAATTTTTCATTATATATTTTAAAAATCCTTTATTGTAATTATTATTTTCATCAATTATTTCTTCTTCATTTTTAATTAAATTTATATTTAACATACATTCTAATTCATTTAATTTTTTTACCATAATTCCAATGTTATTTTTATTAATAATATTATTATCATATAATTCTGTTTTTACTTTTTTAAAATAATTTAATTGATTCATACAATTATTTACTATTTCTTCACTTGGAACAATATTATTTGTTATAATTTTTTCAATAATATTTTCACTATTTTTATAATTATCTAATAAAAATAGATTATTTTCATTTTTTTTTATTTTTTCATCATTATCATAGTCAAGCGTTTCAATATCAATATCTTCAATATTTTGAATATTTTCAATTTCAATATTTTCTATTTTTTGAATATCATTTAACTTTTGAATATTTTCGAATTGAATATTTGTTTTATTATTAAAATTAATTTCATATAAAATATTTATTTTAATGCTTTCAAGATATTTTATAAAAGAAGAATACGAATTTTCACTTTTAAATATATTTGAATGATATTCATCAATAATTTGTATAATAGTATTATATATAATAACATTTTTTTCATTTAAATAATCAATATTATATTCTGAAATTTTTATCATAAATACATCAATATATTTTTCTATTCTATTTTGAAAATTTTTAAAGAAATCAATTATATGTTCTTTTTTATATATATTAAATGGAATTTTCAAGAATCCATCTAACCATTGTTGTGCTTTAATACTATTATCTTTTGAATCATTTATTTCTTTTAATTTTTCCATTGCTTTTGATTTAATATTATCAGTTGTTTTTAATGATAAAATTCTTGATTCATATGGAACATCATTTATTGAAATATTTTCTAATTTTCTTTTACTATTTTCAAAATTTTCATATGAAACTTTAAATACTTTTTGTATTTTCCAATGTAAACTATTGTATAAAATATCAGATAAATATTGTGAATCGTATAAAAATGTTTTATCTGCAATTAAATCAAATATTATATGTGCTGTAAATTGTGATTCTTCATCTGAAATTAAAAAAAATATAATAATTTTACGTTGCTTTTCTATATTTGATTTTATAAATTCTTTTATTAATGCAGATAATGATTTATTTTTATAATTTAAAAAATCATTATAATCATCTTTAACCATCAATGATATTTCTTTTTCATTTAAAATTATAAAATCTCTTAATGATAATTGGTTCAAATATTTTTCTTTAAAATCATTTGGAATATCTAAAAGTTCTATTTCATCATCAACTAATTTTAATTTTAATTTAAATTGTTTAAGATTTTTAAATAAATTTAATGAATCTTTTTTAAAATATCCATTAATATAAATAATTTTATTATTATCTATATTAAAAATTATTGTGGCACCATTTATTTTTTCATTTAGTGTATTATTTTTACTATTTTCTAATAATTTTATTGCAATAGGCAATTCTATATTTTCAATATTATATTTTTTTAAAAAATTATCTGTGTCAGTTACTATATTAGATGATAATGGAATAAAATATTCATTATAAATTTCTAATAATTCTTTATAATTATTATTTTTTTTATCTAGAAATTCATCAATTGAAATTAAAATATCTAAAATATTTAATATATTATTATTACCTATTTTGAAACATATTTTCTCTAATAAATTATTTATTTCTTTAATAATTCCTTCTATTAAAATTTTATTAATTTTTTTTTCATCAGATAAATTTTTTAAAATTGTAATTTTATCATATATTTCATTTAATAAATACATTTTTTCAATATAAATTTCTTGAACTATAAATTTATTTTTAAATAAAAAATCAACGTGTTCAACTAAAAATAATATTTTATTATTGAATGATATAATAAATTTAAGATATTTATTTTTTTTTTTATTATTTTCAGAAATTTTAATATCTTTATTTGAATTTATATTATCCATTATATATATAAAATAAATTTTTTCAAAAATTTTTTTTATATATAAAATTAATATATATTTATAATATAATATGACCAAAAAAGATAATAATTCAAAAAAAAATAAATATAAAAATAAAAATAATGACAAGAAGAATAATGATGATTCAAATAATAATGATGATTT